GCCTACGGGAACTATCGGTATCGTGGCAGAGACTACTACGGGCTGTGAACCGCTGTTCTGCGTAGCCTTTAAGCGTAGGTATTTGAACGGTCGCACATGGAACTATCAGTATGTTATTGAGACGGCTGCAAAGCGTCTAGTAGAAGAGAATGGGATCAATCCCGATTCAATTGAGGATGCCTATAGTATCTCTCCAGAGCGGCGTGTGGCATTTCAGGCATGGTTACAGCAATACGTTGACCACGGCATTAGCTCGACTATCAACTTACCCGCGTGGGGAAGTGAGGCAAATAATGAGGATAAGGTAAAAGAATTTGGTACAATGCTTCTTACATATTTACCAAAATTACGAGGAATTACTTGTTATCCCGATGGTGCTCGGAGTGGACAACCCTTAACAGCCGTTAGTTATAAAACAGCTATGAAGCATACCGGACAAATATTTGTAGAATCTCAGGATATTTGTGATATTAGTCGTGGTGGATCGTGCGGAAGTTAAAATAGACCAAGAAAAAGCCCCCTAAATTGGGGGCTTTATTTTTAGTATGTGAGTGTCATTAAACACACTTTGTTTTGTTAGAAATTCTATGTCAAACTCATCGTCTAATTTAGTAACAGATTGGTAATAGGGATTCCATAACAAATCTCCTACCCTAAATTTAGTATCTTTTGTTATAAGCTCCCACCGCATAGTCTCTTCTTCTAGCGGTGGACCCATACTACCATCCATGCTAAAATGATTATCGGTTGTCTCCTTCACTCTTGATTACTCCTCTATTGTGTCTGTCTTGAAGCTTCTCAATATTCATTAGAGCTACTTCCTCAAGAGTAAAGCCTAGCTCCTTAGCGTACATAGCGGCGTACCAAAGCACATCGCCAATCTCTTTTGCAAACTCTTTCTTTTGTAATTGTGTTAGGTTAGCTGCTCCCATTTCACCAGTATTCCGCCAATGCTTCTTAGCCTTGTCGCAAGCTTCTCCAGCTTCTCCAGCTAGACCCATCGCCGGGTACACCATATTGTTTCCTACATCAGGATAATTAGCCGTATATTCCGCAAATACCTGATAAGCGTTGAATCCTAAATTTTCCATTAAATCGCCCCTTTTTCTCTCATGCTATTATGTCCTCAATTTGTGCTGCTAAATCGGTCAGTGATTCGTGAAGGTTATCTCCTCGACCCTCTAATTCATCATACAATACTGACCCATTTATGTCAACTGTTGCTACAATCCTAAAAGAGTCGTCGCTATCGTAGCGGATTTTGATAGTTCCTATGTCCTTCAAAAACCCTCCCTTTGGCTTACAGTATCGGGAAGAGAGTACATAGTCTCTCTGTTTAACGGTGTCCCTCTCCCGCCCTCGATCATTAAAGGATTCTTTGGTAAAGATAAAATAGTCCTTCTCAAATCAAACATTTTTCTATCCATATCTGCCACACTTTCTAACACCTTTCTTAGCAGTTTAATGGCATATTTCAGTTCGTAGACTTGTGCAGATTCTTCTTGACTCCTAACAGGTTTACCCATTAGAATCTCGTAAGCGCACTCATACAATTCTAATAAATCATATAAATGCTCATATCGAGTTCCTACATCTTGGAGGCTAAAGTTCCTTTTAAATACTTCTTGCGCCGCGTTCATATCGTCTCCGGTGTTAAGAATAAAGTTTGTTCGTACTCCCTGCGCCGTAATAGTGGTGTAGAAACAACTGCCCCTGCATGATCGTACTCTACAAAGTATTGTGCTGCTAAATTGTATAAACCTTTGTTGAGTGCTGCTAACAACTCAGACTTAATAAAATGACCATCTCCTACGTTAAAAACGAAAGACACAAGTGCATCAAATTGGTTTTGATTAAGGTCTACTATAACAAAATGTTTAATAATTTCTTCTGTATTATAAATATCTTGTCTAAGGTATTCTAACTCTTGTTCAAGTGTAATAGGTTGGTCTTCATGTGTAATCGGCCCCTTATGTAATAAGTGACCAACACCGATAGTTGTCCAATTTCTTACGTCAACATAGGGCTTTAAGCGTGATCCTTCTTCTTGTATAATATACTCAAGAATAGCCTTACTCGCTTTGAGGTTGTTCAACATTGTCCTCCTTTTTGTACTTACTACGAGTTACTTTGCATTTTTGGCTGCATTTTACACACTTCCATTTGCCCAATGAGGAGTCTGCTTTATCAGACTTAGCACAAGCTGCTTTAGTTGCAGGAGCGTTGCAGCATATTGACGTGTAGTTAAATATATTGTTAATTAGATTACTAATACTACTTGGTGCTTTCTTACTCTTGTTTGCCATTACTTTTCCTTTCTGTACTAAACTAATTTAGCATAAATACTTGATCGTAATTTTGGATCATTTTTTATAACGTCTATAACAGCAGCTTCTCCTTGTCCGAGAGTTACACCATTAAACTTAAACCACGGTCCAGCTTTTTCTATTACGTTTAGTGATATGGCATATCGGATTAAATCGGCTTCCTTGTCTATACCGACTCCATATATTAAATCTACTAGAGTCTCGCGCATTGGACTGCCAACTTTGTTCTTGACGGCTTTGATTTTAAGTACATGCCCAATAGGATGCTCTTTATCTCCGATAACATCTTTGCGTCTAACATCTAGTCGCAAACTAGCAAAGAACTTTAATGCCCTCCCGCCCGTTGTAGTCTCAGGGCTTCCAAACATTACACCAATCTTTTCTCGTATTTGGTTAATAAATATAAGTGTTACTCCGTTGTTGTTTGCTTTCCCTCGAAGCTTACGCATAGCTTGGGACATAAGACGGGCTTGTAGACCCATTGCGGAGTCGCCCATCTCCCCGTCAAGCTCAGCCTGTGGGACAAGAGCCGCCACACTATCAATGACTATCAAACTAACTGCTTTGGACTCGATAAGAGCCTCCGCTGTTTCTAGTGCTTGCTCTCCGCTATCCGGTTGGCTAATCAAAAGTTCATTAACATTTACTCCAAGTTTAGATGCGTAGGTAACATCTAAAGCGTGTTCTGCATCAATTAGAGCACAAAGATTATCAGTATTTTTTTGTTCTTCCGCTATAATGTGGAGCGCAAGGCTTGTTTTGCCACTCGATTCTGGACCAAATATTTCAACGATTCGCCCTCTAGGAATACCTCCACATTGTATCACATCGTTGTCTAGGCTGGCTATGTTCGTTGAGATAGAGGGGATTTGTACTCCGACGTTGGCTCCCATCCGAACGATTGTAGAATCAACCTTGAACTGTGTGTTAAGAACCTTGTTAAGACCTTCTATTAGTTTAAACCTTTCTGCTTTAGAAGGTGGTATAATTTCTTCTTTTTCTTTCTTTTTAGGCTTGGCTTGCGTGGAGTTACCGTCGCCAACCAAACCCTTAAGAGTGTCTAATACATCTGTCATTCTGCTTCCTTTTTGAACCGTTCTATTGTCGCCATGAATTGCTTAAACCTATGAAGGAACTTCTTACCTTGTGATCTAACTATAGCACCTTCTCCGTGAGTTGTCAACACTTCATCGAGTTTTGTTACTAAATCTCCGTTGCCCTGAAAAAACGCAAACCAACAGCATTCACAGTTAATCTTTTTAGGAATATTAGTTTTTGGTAGTTTATGATTGCATATAGTAACTCTATCATGTTGAACGGTTACATATAGTTTTCGTGCTTTACCTACCTCGGTCGGCGTCAAAATTGGTGTTTCTCGGAACCCAACTATATCATTCATCGTTTAGTGCCTCTGCCTCTGCCTCTTCTATAAGTTTGTCTATATCTTCTTTTTTAATGTATAGACCGTATTTTAAGAAAATAATACTAATGGTTAACGGATCGGGTTTTTTCAAATCTTTAACCTCTTCTGTTGCTTGTTGTATTAACGATTTATTAGATAGTGTGCTCAATTTACCTCCCGTTTTTACGCCTAATGGCTGTAAAGTATTTTGATACTGGACTAATGTTTCTTGCTATAAAGATTTGTCCAATAATTTGTTCTAGTGTTGCTCGTTCTTGCTGTTTGAAAGCTTCTTCTGTTTGTATGATATACGTTTTTACAAAATAAGGAAATACGTCTCTTTCTCCGTAAAAATCTTTCCTAAACCTCATTAAGCCGTCATCTATTGCGCTCTCTACATCACAAATAAAATCCATCAAATTTGGTTTTGCTGCATTTTTGGTAGATGGTCCTGTTGCATCGTAATTGCTAACACTTTTTAAAGAGCTACTAGTTCTAGCTGTTATATATTGTCCGGGTAGGTCTTCCTTGCTATAAGGATCACCAATAATCTCATCAAATGCTTTTTTGTTTGCGGCAAGTCTTTCTCGCTTGCTTACTTTTTGTTTTGTCATTCATACCTTTGATTTTCTTTTTTCTCGATTTAGTTTTTATACCGCCCGGTAGCGTTTTGTGTTCTCTTCCTAACGCAATAGTAGCTGGAGGTTGTGTAACATATTGCGCTGCATTTATAACCTGTTGGTCGTTGTCCCGAAACTTTCCTAATGCTCTGTTACATGTCATACAGAGTAGACCACGAACAAGCCCCGTAATATGGTCGTGGTCTACTGCTAACGCCATCCTAAACATACTAACATGTTTTTTGCATATTGCACAAGATGAATGTTGGAATGCAAGAATTATGTTATAGTCTTTTAGGGTAATTCCGTAAATTCTTTGTAGCCTTTTGTCTTTTGCTTTTTCTTGTGTTGTATATGTCATTATATTCTAATGTTGCCAAGGTCAATAATTACTAACTTTCCGTCATACTCTCTAACGTTGTCTCCTCGTACATCATGGGTATGCGTGTCTACAGCGTCTGCAACTAACCTAACTAAGGGACCGAGCCTTGTGTCACTCTCCTTCATTCCATGCTGGTAATAACGCATTAAAGTAATCGCAAACCCCGGTTTATCATCAGTTGGTTCCTCTTGTTGAAAATAGTAAATTTCTGGAAGATGCTTTTTTATCGGATATAAAGGACTATCAAAATCACTTTCAATGATTTTTTTATATACTTTATATTCATTATAAGAATGTTGTTGGTGTTTGGTTACGTAATTGTCAATTTTAATAACTAAAGGAAAATCTAAAAGCCTGTACGCATGCCTATAGCTTCCGCTGTCCAGATATTCCGTATCTAATCCAATCTTTTTAAAGTCTTCATAATCTTTATAGCGTATTGGATTAGCTTGTAACTTATCTATTACATTTTGTATGTCTTCGTTGGTCATGGGTTTATCTCCTGTTGTGAATATTTGCTCAATGTTTCCAATGTGTTTTGTAGATCACCTTTTCCGGCTTGCATACTTTTAGCTTTCATAGCCGCTACCTTACCTTCGGCTTGTTCATAAATAGAACTAGTTGCTCCTTCGTAGTATAGCGTTGTTGATCCTCCTGCTGAATACCGACTTAATCCGACACCTACATAAAAGTCGTTACCAAACGTTCCTTCTGTTTGTACAAAGGCTCCCTCTTGCAGAGTATCTTTTTCTAACTCATTTAGTCTAGCACGATTGGCTACTAACATGCAATCACAATCTTTAGCAATTTGAGAAGAACCATCTACGTTGTCTGAGGTAGCCACTTTACCAGCCGCTATCCGGTGAGGTTGTAGAATTCTTAACATCTGTATGTTATAGTCTTTGCCGATTTTTGCCAAACTTTTACTGATTTCTGATAAATATTGTGTCCTACTGCGTGTTCCGATAGTAGCATCACATAGAAGTTGAAGGTTATCAATCATAACCCATTTGACACCATAACGTCTAATACAAGCTACAATTAAGTTGTAAATATCTTCGGCTGATTTGTACTTGGGATAACAGAAGTACAAATTACCTTCTCTGTTTGCCGCCATTTGCTTAACACTAGGTATAGCCTGTTTGAAGGCGCTAGTAAGTGCTTTTTCCTCTTCAATCGTAGTAGCGAGTACATCGGGTATTCCTGTCTTGTGGCACAGCCATTTACGGGCCATTCTTGCTCGTGTCATTTCTAAGCATATTATAACACCATCTTCCCCATAGGTGTCAACCATAAATTCCATGATATTTAGGCCCATTGTTGTCTTGCCTATTTTCTCAGGAGCTATAATGTCGATAATGTCGCCTTCGTCGAATCTGACAATTTTACTCAAACTAGGCCAAGGTGTAGCATACTTTTGTCCTGATCCTTTACCGTCTAGTTCATCCTCAAACTCTTCTAGGGCATCTGCGCTGCTGCTAACACCGTCTACATCGAACAGGTCAGCGTCTTGTTTAAGCTGCTCGAACGCCTCTAGGGTGCCTCCGTTTTTAAACCACTCGTTTAAATCCTTACCAATTTTACCATCTAGTGTAGTAAAAGCTGGTAGTTGTATTTTATAACACCGTTCAATGCCGATTTTAACTGCTAGTGTTTGTGCTGCTTTTTGACCTACTTTGTCAGAATCGTAGCATATATAAATCTTTTCTAATCCAATACTATCAATTTTGTCTATCCATTCAGCTTTACGGATGTTGGCTCCGGGTACGCCGCACACATTGAGTATACCATTATCGAGAGCGCAAATGGTATCCATTTCTCCTTCAACGAATACTACCTCTTTGAGTCCTTCTTTTAGAATGTGCCCATTATATAGAACAGCGTCATATCCACGAGGACTATTAAATGCTTTCTCTACTTTAGTTAGATCGTTAGGGTCTGGTAAAGAACGAAAGTGAGCAAATACTGTGTTACCATTGATAAGATACGGAAAGACTAGTGCTCTTATTTCTCCTAGCCCCTTAAAAAAGTGTTTCTCTTTTAGTCCTAGTTTTTGCTGCTCGATTACCTTTCTACTAAACCCTCTTATGTTCATGAGGTAATCCATAGCATCAGCGTCAGCTAATAACAGTTCGTGACAAGCCTCAACATTTGGCAATGCATCAATTTTAGTTTCCGAACTAGCCCAGTCTTTCGTAGAGCCTACTTCTGCTGTAGATAATCCTAAATGTTGTTTAAGGGTATGAAGATTTCCACTTTTTCCGCACTTTTGGCAAAGAAATAAACCGTCTCGGTTTCGTCGTTCGCTAGTGGTCCCATGAATCTCTTGATAAAAGTGTCCGTACCCAGACTTCTTACAAAACG